ATGTGAACGAACATCCTGGTGGCGGCAACGATGACAAGGATTCGGAGATACGAGCCGCCGTGGAGGGACGCGTGATCACGAAGGATTGCGGCGTTGGGGTCGTCGGGCAGACGACAGACGACACTGGGCGTAAGCAGATTGTTGGCGTTTTGTCGCAACCCATCTCAGTGGAGCCCAACGTCTATGCGCAAGAGCTCAGCAACGCCATTAAGGCAATCGAAGAGCGCATCGACAAGAAGCAGCGTCCCTATGCGGGGAGCGCTGATGATGAGCTGAAGATCAAGCGGATTGTGAACCAATCAATTTATGGCAAGCGCAACGCACCTTTCTCGACGAAGAAGGTGCTGGACCTGATCCACAAGTTGGTTTACGATGAGATCAAGTCACATAAATGGACAGAACAGCGCGTTGCGGAAACGATTGAGGGTCTATGCCGCGAGATTGATCCGCAGTTTAGGTTGAAGGCTGCAGTAAAGCTTGAGCCAATGCCCGAGGAGAAGGCCCCACGATTGTTGATAGCTGATGAAGACCGGGGTCAAGTGATGGCACTCATGACGATTTACTGTATAGAGACCCTCATCAAGGAGCACTTCCCGGAGAAGGGCATCAAGGGGCTGGGGAAGAAAGACGCGATTAAGCGCGTTATGAAAGCATGCAGGGCGCCTCGTAAGGTCGCCAAGAAGCTGGTGACCATTTTCGAGGGCGACGGCAGCGCCTGGGATACCACTTGCAGCGCGTCTATCCGCGAGTTGGTGGAAAACCCGGTGATTAACCACGTCGCGAACCTGGTCAACGGTTTCATGTACGCCACACCAGCCTCGTGGGCGGAAGCCCACGCATCCGTCTGCTCGAATGAGAAGTTGGACATTTCGTACACGAAGAACAAGGAGTTTCAAAAGCTGACAATCGATGCGATCAGGAGGAGCGGCCACCGCGGCACTTCCTGTTTGAATTGGTGGATGAACTTCGTGTGCTGGCATTGCGCGATATTTGATGATCCGGAGTTGTTTCTGGATCCCGCGCACCGCTACGGGAAGGACGTCACTGGCGTGAACCGGTGGATGAACAGCGCGTTCGAGGGTGATGATTCATTCCTCGTTACCTCACCAAAGATTGAAGAGGGCAAGTCGCTACATATGACTATCCTTCAGTTTTGGGAGAGGATCGGCTTCAATATGAAGATCGAGATCAGGAAGGATCGCGCGCTGTTCGTGGGCTATTACATTGGCCTAGATGAGTCAGGACCGTTGTTCGACGAGAAGAGAGATGAGTGGATGATGGTGCCCGAGGTTGACAGATGCTTTTCGCGGGCAGGCACCAGTTGCTCTCCCGCTATGATCGAGGCGTTTAATGCAGGCGACCGTAAAAGGTGTGTAAAGCTTGCTGGATCAGCCGCCATGTCCAGGGCGTATGAGTTCGCCGGACTGGCGCCGACAATATCCAACAAGTTCTTGCGATATGCGGTGGACTGTGATTTTGAGCTCACACATGATCTGAAAATGCGCACCAACCAGAGCTTTGATGACAAGAGCGAACTGGTAGACCACATAGCCGCTATGAACGGCACATGCCAGAGCGAGGATAAGATCCTGACTGCTACGGGTTTCTGGAGCAGTGACGATGAGAAAAATCGCTTTGTTGACTTTATGTGGGATTATGACCAGCTTAGGGACTGGGAAGGCTTTCGCAACAGCCTTCCGCAGTCGTGGCGCCAGTAGGCGCCGCCAGCGCGAAGGAGGAAACAGGTATCCGATGCTGTACTGACTAATTCAGGAATTTTTCCTGGTAAAGTCCCAGGGCCATGGGAGGAAATGCCCATGGCGAGAGAGGGAAGACGACAATGCAAAACCGGGGTTGCCCCCCCCTGCCGGAGTCGTCCGGGTGTTGGTAGAGTCCGCCCGTTGACCGAGGCTTATTCTTCAACACTCTTTGCAACCCAGCGAAGAGTGGCGAGCCTGCTGACGTAGTTTTCTGGTGCGTCTGAGGTGAAGGCCGTGGGAGAGGGGGATTTAGTCACCTCCTTGGTTTGGCCACCTTAACTCCTACTGAACGGGGGCTAGGCTCTTTGGCACGCCGTTTGCGTGGCAACACTGGCTACCAACCAGCGATGGGTGGATAGTTGGAACCCCCGAATGGAATGGCTACGATGCGAACTGGCGCGAATGTGGAGTTTGCCATCAGGCAGACTTATAGTCACACCACTATCAATCCAGTGCCATGCTGTTGACACTATCAGTGATCTCCAGTGGACCTCTCATGTTGAGTCAGGGCTGAAGCATTTTGCGGAGGCCAGGCTGGGTCGAACCCCTTAAATTGCCAGCAGTGAGTACACTGCCTGATGCTGGGTGATTCCTATTCATATCATGTCCACTGTCTCCTCGTGCTTGAGGGGGAGAGTTCGAGGCCGCTTGATCAGCGGTGTTTCAATCTGAATAGTATAGGTATGGTTGACTGTGGGTAACCAATCCCACTTGGGCTTTGTTTTATTTATTACATGGGTTCGTTTGGCCCATGCGACCTGGACCGTTTTCGGTGGGGTCGCAACTAATCACGAACGTGTTAGGCGTAGTTTCGTCTTTTATCAAATATGTCGCAAGTTGTCCAAGTTTCTGGACCACGCCGAGCCCCGCGGAATCGCGGTCCAGCCTTTCGTGGAATTGCACCAGGAGCAGGCGGGACTGCAACTGTTGCGTTTGGAGCGTCGAGGGCTCAAGCTCGTCGTCGTCCTCAGAAACAGAAGAAGAAGAACGGGAACGGTGCCAGCAAGGCGCACCCCAGCATGGATTGTTGGAACGCGTTCGCGCCCCAGCATCTGGCCCTACCTCGCGCCGTTGGTGAGTACACTGTAACCAGGGGAACACGCCAGATATCAACCAACGACAAACTCATTTTCGTTGGCACATGGCAGTTTTCCTATGATGACGCAGTTACCTCGACAGGTCATGGGAGGAATTGGTCCGACGTGGTGGCGCTGGGATGCGGGGATCTGACGAAGAAGCCAAGCGAGACTGCGTGGTCTGCTTACAAGATGCCCATGCTGGCTCAAGGCTTGGGTGAGCATTGTCAGGTCACTCCATCAGCGTGTTCAGTTCAGGTGATGAACGGCAATGCGTTACAGACCACTAGTGGTATGTTGTACATTGGCAAGTTAAAGGTACAACCCACCTATGCCGGGGATGACATAGACACAGCTGCTACAATAGCCAACAATTTTGTGTCTTACATGGCACCTAGGTTGTGTGCTGCTGCCAAACTAGCACTTAGGGGAGTGCATGTCAATGCGCATCCTCTTAACATGAATAGGTTGGCTGACTTCACACAGATCTACCGTGGATTCGTGGGATCAACTGGATCACCAGAGCAGACGACTTGGGCAACCGGGTTGTCCCCGGCCGGTTTCACTCCCATCGTGATTTACAATCCGGACGGCGTGGATTTGAACCTGTTGGTATGCCATGAGTACCGCACTCGTTTTGAATTGTTTAATCCTGCGTGTGCATCCCACAAGTACCATGCGCCATCTACTGATGGCCATTGGGCCGACATGATTAAGAAAGCCACGGACCTCGGTTCAGGGGCATTGGACATTGCTGACGTGGTCGCAAAGTCCGGACTCTTGGAGAGGATTCCAAAACTACTGTCATAACTTTAAGTGGTGAGTTGCGCTACTTCCGATGGGCGGTGTACAGCATCGGATATGCAACCCGTGGTTTAGTCAGCCACGGTGAATTGAAATCCACCGCCAAGAGCGTGGTGGTATCCTAACCGATTGACGATC